AATAAGATTATTGTTAGCCATTATTACTTACCCTTGTTGCACATAATACGATTACGAAGCGCCATATCCATTCTTGCATCTGCCTTAGCGGATGGCTTCTTGGCATCCATTTTTTTGTCAGCCTTTTTGAAAGCGGACTTTTTTGCTGATGTCATGCCCATCATCATCTTTGCATCTTGCTTCATGTCTGCTTTTTTAGACATTGGCTTTGCTGCCTTTTTCTTTGTTGCCATTAGATTTGTCCTATCTCTTTCATTACTGCTGCGGTTTCTTTATTAATTTGCGTTGCTTTGGGCATCTTTTCTGCATTATAGGCTTTGTTTAAAGTAGCCGATGCATCAAGTGCTTTTTCTACAGCCTTGCGATTAGTGCCCTCAGGTTGTACACCTTGTGCTCTTGCTTGTTTGTAGAAATCTAGTTCTTTGTCCCACTTCTTTTGCGTAGTACCGCTGGCAATAATATTGCCTGCGGCATCACCTGTTGCTAATTGAAGCCCTTTAGCCTTGCAACCAAAACAGTCATCATCACATGCAGTATGGTCAATTGAAATCTCTTCATACTCAAATGGTTTATCTGCTGTTACATCACATAACACGCAACCCCAAAGGCTTGCCACAAAGTTATGGTCTGCACTGAATCCCCATTCAAGCACCTTACTAATATGTTGGTGCTCCATTAAACCGCCCTTACGTTTGCCCCGTATCCTGCATTTGTTAATTCTGTATAAACACCTTGACTAATTTCATATTCATGTCCACCAAGGTAAAACAGTTCTGCTTCTTTAATTACATCTTCAGTTGGAAATGTAGTTGTAGTCCAGATACCAGCATTACGCATAAGACTGACGCCACGCGTTAACTTGTAACGAATAAACAGGCGTCCCCCACCTGCTGGTCCGTATTCCTCTGTTGGAGGTGTTAAGTAATACTTAGTCATTAGTCTCCTTAGTTGACTTACTGCAATGCAGGGGTGCACGAGCAACCCCTGCACTGCCGTCAATTAACTATTAGTAGTTGATTGAAGATGAAGTCTCAACGCGGTAAAGCGCTTCTTCACGGTAACGAGCGAAGCCAAGTACGCCGTACCATCCGAGTGGACGGTGACGCATCAACTTGTCAACGACTGGTCCGATAACTACATGTGGTTCTTCGGCAACGGCTTCAGCCAATGCTTGCTGTCCAGCAAAGTATGTATTGAACACGCGTGTCTCGTGTGTGAATGTAACTGATGTACCAGAAGTAACCTGAGTTACAATAGCCTGGTCAATTGTTACTGTTGTTCCACTAACTGCTGTTACGTTTGTACCTGTAGGAATGTTAGTTCCTGCAACCAAGTCACCAACAAGAATTCCTGATGATGATGTAACAGTAAGAGTTGTAGCACCAACTGCAGATGATGCAGAAGTTGTTGTTGTAGATGTTGACTTAGCAGCACCTACTGTGTCGTTGTACAGACGTGGTGATTCAACATAGAATGCACCTTCGTATGTACCAATTTCTCCAGCCCAGATTGAGTCATTGCTCTGGTACTCGTGTGGCTGACGCCATGAACCAACACCAGTCTCAGCACGAAGGTCGTGTGAAACTTCTGGGTGAAGTCCTGCCCAGTAAAGTGAACCCTTACGTGGGATAGCCTTGTTAGCACGCAACTTTGCAGTTGTCTTACGAGCAAGTGCTGAAGTAAATGTATCTGATGATGTAAGTGTTGCTGTTGAAGTACGTGTTCCACCGTAGAGAGCATTGTCTCCACCGCGTAGTACTGTCTGTGCAACATCATCAATTGAGTCTGCCATGTTGAACGCAATGATGTTAGCAACTGCTGGGTCTACGTCAGCAAGGCTGAATAGTTCCAAAGCACGTGTTACTAGTACTGCGTTACCATACTCGGCAAGAGTAATGGTTGTGTATGTTGGTGTAGCAAGTGCTACAGCATCTGGGTCTGTTGTTTCTGTAAGAGTTGATGTAACCTTTGTGAGGTCTACGTAACGCTGCAAGACAACTGATGAACCAGGGATGCTTTGACGTGCAGGAGTCTTATCAGACACTGAACGGATTAGTGGTTGTGCACGGAGTGCGAACTCGATAAGACGGTCATACGCCTTTTGTACGAGACCAGCACCACCAACGGTACCGCCGAGAGACGTTGAACCTGTGGTTGTATATGCATTAGCCATTTTTGCACCTCCTTATGAGGGGTTAGATTTCGGTTGTTGTTAGTTAAAGTCGCCCGATTGAATCATTGCAATAATCTCTTCTGCGCTAGCAGCATTGTTGAGTTTAAGTAATGTGTCATCAGCACGGTCAGGCGTAATCGCCTGTGAAGTCACAATGTCCTGCTGACGTAATGCAGCGCGGTCAAGTGTATTTCTTGGCTGTTCCTCTTGCTGTACTTGTAATCCGAATACTTCAGCGTTATCATCAAGCCAGTTAGAAACTGACTCTTCTGTTAAATCGCCTTCTAGTTCTCGTGCTACTAATCGTGCAGCCTTTGGACTTACGCCCTTATTTTCTAGAACTTTCTTGATGATAGATTCTTTCTGAGCCTTTGAGAAACCCTCAAGTTGGTCAGTTAGTTCTTTGATACGCTTTTCATCTGCACGCTTGGCTTTACGCAGTTTCTTTAATAAGTCACTGCCATCCATCGGCTCATTTGTGATGTCGTTATCGTCTTCATCTTCGTCCCAGTAGTTGTTGCTCATAGCAACCGTCCTCCCATATTTCATTAGTTGAATCGCAAACCTCAAGGTCAGCATTGGGGAATGCTGTTTGGCTTTTGCTACCAGTCTTGTACGCCGTGTTGGGCTGGTCGGTCTACACGGGATTCTTTATTAGAAAGCGCCTTGAGTGTTCTTGGCTAGGCTTCCATATTGTGAGTTAACTCCAGAGTCACCCATATATTGTGCACGCTCAAGTGACTTTAAACGTTTGCGGTCTTCTGCAGCCTTTTGATTAGATTTAAGAAACTCTTCTTCACCAGATTTTTGAGTGTAATCAATTCCTGCTTCATTATAAATGTTACTTAGTTTTTCTGATGTTGGTAAAACAGATTTAATATCTGCTGCGCCTTGAAGCGCACCAGCACGGTCAATACCATATCTAGCAAGGTCAGTTGCAGATGTGACGTCAGTTGATAAACCTTGACCAAGGAATGCTGCACCAATTTCAGCAGCAGTTACTTTTTCTTTTAACTTGCCAATTGTATCGCTTGGGCTAAGGAAATAAGCAATTAAATCTTGGTCAGTAAGACTTGGAAACCATTTCTTAAAAGTATCTTTAATCATTGGGTCAGCATTAACAACACGGTCTTCTACTGTAGAAATACGGTCTTTAAACTCAGGAGCATTAATATCATTTGCCATCCAAGTAGAAAACAATTTCCAATTAGTTTTAGAATCAACACTAAGCATACTGCCTAAACCATATGACCTTAGTGTCTCAGCATATGAATTTTCAAGTTCAATGTATGCTGCTTCGGACATCATGTTAAGTCCCTTTTTTTGACGAGCAAAGTTACCAGCAAAACGCTCAGCATATGCACCACTAGGATTTGTTTTAAGTTTAATCAACGCTTCAGCGGCTGTAAGCCCTGATGACATGTATCCCTTAATCTCACCTGAAAGGCTATCTAAACCATATGACCGAAACAAATCTTCAAGTGCAGCAAATGCATCTTTAGTTGTATCACTAATGTCACTAGAACCACCTGAACCACTGCTGCTAGAACCGCCAACACCGCCAGACATATTACGTGCGCCAGTGCCCTTGCCAGTATCAAAAATATCCAAAGGACTATAATTAAGAGAATCATATTCTGGAGTATATTGACTATAATCCATTCCAGTTACATCTCCAGTAGGTTGTTCACCCAGAGTGTATCTTCCTTGAAGGTCAAGACGAACTTCACCACCAGTGACAGGGTCAATTGCTGTTACTTTTTCTCCTGATGCTATTGCTGCATTATATGCTTTGAATTGTTCTGGAGTAAGTTGATTTGTGGTTGGGTCTACAACAAATCTTTTCATACTATAGGCATCACCAAAGTTTTGTCTGTCAATAATTGTGCCAACAGTATCTTTTCCAAGTGTCCAAGATTCAGATTTATTAGCAAGTGTTTTTACTGTATTAGCACGAGCACCTTTTTTAAGGTATTCATAAACTTCGTTTGCTGGTTGATAACGTTGTCCTTCATACTTAGCATTTTGCATTAACTGCATTAAGACTTGATTTACTTTTTGTGCAGCAGTCCAAGATTGTGGCTTACCTGTTGATGGGTCTAAAGATACACCACCATAATTTTTATCTGCAAGGACGGCTTCTGTAACTGCGTCAATAATTTCTTGAGGTGTGCGATTTTTGCCAGTCTTTGGGTCTATTGCCCATTTAGCAATAGTAGAACCAATTATTCCACCTGCACCCGTATCTGGATTATTTTGAAGCATTTGTTCAGCAAATTTTTTATTTGAAGCAATTTCTGTTGCGCTTTGTCCAGAAGGCGTAGATGCTTTTTTTGCTGCTCTAGCCTCTGCTTCTGCTGCAAGTTTCTTTTCGCGTTCAGCCTTCATTTCTGCTAGGCGCTCTGCAGTTGTCTTGCCTGCTCTTGCAGCAGCAGCGGCCTTTGCTTCTTCTAAACGTGCTGCATTCTGTGAGTCTGTTGCTGCCATTGTTTACCCCATGAATCCAAACGACTTAAGTATAGTGTCAGCAAAGTTAGCAGCAATACCATGCGCTTCTTCTGTTTGACCCCATAGTGGGTTTGCTTGCATTTGTCTAGTAAAATCTGCGGTACTCATAAGACCACCATCCTTTGTAATTGCAGCCACAACATCTTTATCAGCCATTGAGTCGGTCAATGCAATACCAAGTTTGCGTGCTTTAATTAAAGCATACTGGTCAGCAATGTCTTTAACCGTTCCACCATTATTAATGTGGTCTTTAAGGT